AAACTATATGACCCGGCTTAACCTGTCGGTCAATAGAATCAGATTCCTTCGCTTTCTGTAAATAGATGGACATCATTTTTGCACATCTTTCCGCTTCCGCAGCCCCGATATCACCTTTAATTATTGGACCGGCAAGCATCGATGCCAGGTGCCAGGCCAAGGTCATGGTGAACATCGCGGTGAATTTTGTGGTGTCAGTTACCGATACAGAATATCTAAGTATCGCATTCTCTTGATTTGTAAGGATAATGTCTGAGCCATCATCAGCAGACTCTACTTGATATGGTTGTGGAATATATTGGCCGCCCTGTACTAGAGGGACATTGTTGGCTGTATACCCAAGAGTATCAACTGGGGAGTATATTGAACTGTAATCTGAATTTGAATCTGGTGGAAGGATTGCGATGCAACCGATCCAATTGTTTGGTACTGCGTAGACATACTGCCATTGAGGAACTGTAATGTTCAGCAGATTAAGGGTTGCTCGTCTGGTGGTGAACGCCCATGTATGCATTTCTAACAGGGTGTCCCGTGCTATTGGGTAGAATCTTGCAGCGTGTTCTGACTGAGCAGATCCTTCTGGAGGATATAAACTCGTTACAGTTGCGTTATCTCCAAGGTTTGCTAGAGCAAGATTAACAATATCGACTTCTGATGCCATAATTTCCCCTCAGAAAAAAGGGGGAAAAGGTTTCCCGAATCCCCCTTTATAAACACTAGAAACGCACCACAACTATTTCTTTTTTGTTTCCTTTACAACCTCTTCTTTAGCATCGTCCTCTACCAGTTGAAGATTGGATCCTGGCTTCGTGTCGTACTCAACAACATCGCCTTCCTCACGAATTGCATTGTTGATATATGATTTTACTAAAACAAGGTATTTCTTAGCCATGGCTAGTTTCCTTTAAATTATGTTACTGAAAATCCTGATGCGTAGAATTTCTTACCATCTTGGATGTCTGTAACCAGATCAGCAGTCACCGTGCCAGCAGTGTATGTGCCAACAATGGTGTATCGCGTACCGAGATACCGTTGCCCCAAACTTGCCAAGGCAGGGTTTACTCGCACAGCAACATTTGTACCGATCGGCAAGGATGCGGTGACGATTGCATCACTAGATCCAATAACGGTTGGTGAGGTCAATGCTGCTGCGGCTGAACTGATAACTTCAAATTTTACACTAGTACCACCAACAGCAGCGGTAATCATAGCGAAGTTGAAGTATAAGGCCGCACCTTCGCCCATGTCCCGTGCTGTTACCAGGTCAATGGTGTTGGTGCTAACTGCTGTGGTCGTTAATGCTTGCGCATCTGAAACCCGTAGAAGTGCATCTGTGATCATTTTAATTCTCCTCTGTTATCTAGATTAGGATACAACTGCTTCGGTGTTAAGCAACGAATCAACACGGCGCAGTGGAACTCCCAGGAAGCTCAACCATGAATCAGGCTGACCAAATTGGGTGAGACCTTGTTCAATCTTCAGAACGTATTGGCTCTTGTCCATAGCAGCAAGTGCCAGGCCAGAGTGAACAGTACGGTTCATGTAGAAAGCTGCACGACCCATGCTCATGTTGGGGATGCGATACAGTGAACGAGCCATCAATTTAATCAACGCGGTTGCAGCGGTGGAAGCTTGAGTACCTGACTGACCAATAAGATCGCTGACATCGATGTTAGGGATACGAACGACATAACGCCAATCCTTAACAACCAGGCCATTCTTCCACTGGTAGCGGGTGGCCAATGCTTGCATACGGGTGCCATCTGAGTTGTAGACGGTCTGTTCGCCCAGATCTTCATGGACCAAACCAGCCTTAGAACCCTTAGGGAACGGGCAGTAAACAGTGTTGTCACCCCAAACTACCAAGTAAACAGAGGTGTTGTCTGAACCAGAACCACCGGCGCTCAGAATGTTCTGTGCGTTTCCGCCAGACAGACTTGAGTAACGTGATGCCAGGCCAAGGAACTGCTTTGGATCTGTACCNGGATTGCCGTAGAACAAGGTCGTTGCTTGGGTTTGGTTCATTGCTTCCAAGAACGCCTGGTCTTCAGACAGACGGAACTGGCTGGTATTGCCATTCAGCATCGCCAAGTCTTTGTCCACTTCTGAACGGGCTTCCAGAATACCGCAAGCTTCATCCACTTGTGCTGTGGTTGATTTGCTGTTTGGAATACCTTGGTTCAATGCTCGCCAATAGACAGTAGGCAGACCGGTACGGATAACAACACGCTCGCCCGTTGGTAAGTTACCTTCCTTGAATACTGCATCTTCCAAGATCTCGTTGCTTTGTGATAACAGTTCTGCAACGACCGGCACATTCCCGGTAGGGTCTGTACGTTTAGCCCAATCCGCTAGGGTTAGGGCCGTGTTTGATAGTGTAGCCATTTTTAAATCTCCTTTTTAATGCTGTTGTTGAGTAGGATAAAGTGAAGCGGCATAGTCAGCATTAGACTTCGCTGAGTTCTTACCACCTTGACCGCCACCGACAAACTTATCTTCACCAATTGCTTTACCGGCTCTATAGAAAAATCTGATTATCTCAGGGTGATTTCCAAGTCCCGATTCATTCAGCAGTGAAAGCAAGCCAGGCGTACCAAACTGATCTAAACTTTTCTTTGCGATTGCCAGGTTTTCTGTGAGTCTTTCCCCACCGAACTCCGTGTCAGCCTTAGAATCATTAGTCCATCCAGTACGCAACTGCTCCAACTCACGAGCCTGACGGGCCTCGACAGGTGGACCAAGTTTCGATAATAACTTCTGCGCAGCATCCTGAGACAAATTCAACTCTTTAGCCACTTCGGTATAAACCTTCATTACTTCTGGGTCGTAGTTCCTACCCTCTGGAGGTTTAAAATCATAGTTCTCAGGAGAGCCATATCTGACATCTGCCTGTTGGCTTGTTTGTTGACCCTGCTTGCCATCTGTAATGTTGGGCTGGGTTTGCTCTGATGCTGCTTGCTGCGATTGCGCTTGCTGGCTTCCTTGCGGTTGCTGGCTTGCGCTACCTTGCGATACAGATTGGCTTTCAGTGGTCGTTGGGGCCGATTCCGTCATCGTTGTTTCTTGCATTTTGAGACTCCTTTAGCATGGCTGGATAAAGCTCTGGACATAAAGTGTGGATCATTGCAAGCATACGATTACCAAAGTTCCTCTGCCCCTCGTTGAAAGCCATCGTCATCGAGTTGCTGTTGAACGATAGTCGGAATACGCCCGACTGATCCAGAAGCCGCCATATAATCCTACGGCCCCTTTTGTTTCCCATGAGCCACTTAATATCTATCGACTCATTCTCAGATTCCATTCTATCGCGCACCTCTTTATCAGACTTTGCGCGGTCCTGGTCTCGTGTATCTAATGGATCGTAGCTGCTCATTTCCTAATTTAAACCTATATTAAATAGTTACGGATAGTTCTCTTCAATACTTTGGCGGCTTTGGTGGCTTTTTGCTTTTACCTTTCATGGCAACCTCCTTTAAGTTACTTCATTTATTGTAAGAATAATCGATGGAGCCGCTGGCCTGGTTGGAGATGTCTGGGTTCCAATAGCAAGTAGGGAAACATCAACGCTAGTTTTAGACCAATACAGTTCAACGTATTCCCCAACAACCATGGGTATATATATATTCCAAGCGGCAATTGTATGCCCATGAATGCCGCCGTGAGTTGATGCTATTGATATTAATGTGCCGCTATTCGGGATCGCTGTTGATGCACCTGTAGTGCCTTTAGCGAACCAAACACTTACATCATTACCTTTGGTATCTTCATTAACAAATTGAGCGGAAAACTGGAAGTTGTATACACCATCCCTATTAACACTGAATTTTGAGTTAGATGCCATCGATACCCCGGTATTCGCTGCGTCCGAATTATCAAATGTCATCAACCTGGCTGTGTCAGCGGCTCCGTTTTGGTTTGTAGTGTCAAAGAAAGATCCGAATCTTGATGTTCTAGCAAAGAAGAACTCGCTTCCGTCAGGATCTTTAACTCCAACAATGTCTAAAGTTGAGTGGTCATAAAGCCATTGACCACCTTGCTTCATAAAGACAGCCATTATTAACCTCCGTTTGAGGTCACCTGTGGACCGTAAAGCATTGCAGCCATGGTGGTATTGTCTGACTTACCTTCTGCTGGCAAGATCTCCATGTCCGTAATCTGAAGGTCTACTTTAATATCTTTGCCGCCACCCTGTGTACCGTATGAGCTTGTTGATTTAACGTATACATTGGCATGAAGCATCATCGTTGAGCCAACTTCTGGCAGCGTGGTGATATTTAGTTTTTCTAATTCATCAGTACCAAGATGCAGACACAGACCATACGGATATTCTGGAGCATCTCCCTCCATCTCTCCCGGCATCTCTTCCATCTCAGGCTTGCTCTTCATATTAATCATTGCCATTTCAACCTCCTTGTGGGGTGTTATAACCGCTGAACATATCAATCACGTTTGTCAAAGCATTCGGATCTTGTGTTGGAGACTGGGCAAGATTCTTAATGGTCTGAGATGTTTGCTGCGCTTGCGCTTCTTGCTGCTGCGCTGCCATTGCCTCTTGCCTTCCTTGTCTAATTATTGCGACCTGTTCACCAGAGACTACCAGATGAGGATCAACCCCCAGCATATCTGAGTAAACGTCAACCCATTGGTCTGAGTCGAACCTATCGAGAACATCCG